GAAATCTAAAACAAAATTTAAAGTATTTATTGGATATAATGATGATGATAAAATATATTCAAAACATCGAATAAATAAATATAAAGATATAGATATTGAATGGGTTGCTTTTGATTTTATTTTTAAAGGTAATCCATGCGGAATATGGAATGTTTTAGGACATAAAGCTATTGATGAAGGTTTTGAATATTTTAAAGTTCTTGGAGATGATATTCAGATTCCATCAGATAATTGGTTAGATAAATTTATAGTCAATTTAAATATAAATAATAAAATCGGATTTTGTGCCGGATGGTCTAATAATAATAATATTCCAACTCAATTTCTAATTCATAAAACTCATATAGATACATTAGGATTTATATATCCACCATCAATTCATAATTGGTTTTGTGATGATTGGATGTACGGAGTTTATCCGGATAAATATAGATATTGGAATAAAGATGTTAAGTTATTAAATTTAGGAGGTGAACCAAGATATCAACCTAATAATGATAAGAAATTATGTGAAAGATTAATTAAAAGACATAGACCTGCAATAAATAAGTTAATAAATCAGATAAATAATAAATAATATTTATAATATTATTATGAGAAATTATGAAAGATATGGATATTCATTAGAAGAATGGAAAGCATTAAATTTAAAGTTTGGTGTTAGAGATTATGGAGGAAGACCAACAAAAGAAGAGTCTGAATATAAAAAAAAACATGTTAAATTTAAAGTAAAAACTGGGAAATTTGTTATAGAATTTAAATAATAATATAATATAATATATATGATTAGAGTTTTAGAATTATTCTGCGGAACTAAATCAATTGGAAAAGTATGTGATGAATTAGGTTGGGAATCAATATCTGTTGATTTAGAATCTAAATTTAATCCAACTCATTTATGTGATATAATGAATTTTGATTATAAACAATATCCAAAAGATTATTTTGATATAGTTTGGGCTTCTCCACCTTGTACTGAATATTCACATCTTCAAAATGGTTTTTTAAATAGAATGAGAAAAGGTGAACTATTCACAAAAGAAAAATGGGAAGAAATAATGAAGGAATCAGATAAACTTGTTTTAAAGACATTTGAAATCATAAATTATTTTAATAGTGAATATTGGTTTATTGAAAATCCTCAAACATCAAAAATGAAAGAAAGAAATATGATGAAAGATAAACCATTTTATGATGTTGATTATTGTAAATATTCAGATTGGGGATATAGAAAAAGAACAAGAATATGGACTAATAAAAAAGATTGGAACAATTTATTATGCAAAAAAGATTGTGGAAATATAATTGATGGAAAACATAAAAACAATTTAGGAAATACTGAAAGAAGATTAAAAACAAATGGGAAAACTTATTCTTTGAATGATAGATATAGAATTCCACCAAATCTGATTTATAGTTTATTTCTTGAATAATATAATCATATAAAAAATATATATTATATATAAATATGAGTTCAGCTCCTAAAATAAGAAAGATTATAGACCCACCTAAACCGGACAACAGAAAAATTCATCCTAATCTTCCGCAACCTCACGCACAAATGCTTATGATAATGCCGTGCAAATGCGGAAAAAGTACAATCGGCTCAAATTGTTTGATGAATGATGATTTTTATGGGATTGATTATTTTGATATTCCTCCGCTGGTTATATCAAACACAATCAACACGGATTTAACAAATAGATTCTTGAAAAAATGTTGTGATACTCATGATAAATATGATGATAATATAATACATAATTTTGTAGAGAAACAAAAATCATTTGGAGATGTTTCAAAGATGCCGAAAGCTTGTGTTTTTATCGATGATTGCCTTGGGGACAAAACGACCGCTTTGGATAATTTAGCAAGCCGTTATCGCCACAGCAACATTCATTTATTAATGATATCAACTCAATTATTCAGAAAAGTAAGTCCAACAATAAGAGCAAATGCGACTAATATTTTAATAGGAAGATTACAGAACGCAAGAGAACTTGATAAACTTGATGAAGAATATGGAGGAATGTTTGATAATAAATTCAGAGAAATATATAAAAAAGCAACTAAAAAGAAATATGATTTCTTACATTTAAATCTTCAAGAAAATCCAGCAGAAGCATATATTAATTTTGAGACAAAAATATATCCAACAAGTGAATCTGAAATTGAAGAAAATGAAGATGAAGAATAATTTTAAATAAATATATTGAAAAAATAATATATTATTAATAATTATAAAATGGATTTATACGGATATAATGAAGCTATCTCACAAGGGAATTCATATAATTCTGAAACAGCAGAAGGTAATGCTGAAAGAAGAGTTAGAAATCAAAATCTAGATGATGCGATAGGTAATCTTAAAGCATCAATTCCAAAAGCAGATAAAAAAATAGATTCAGACACCAAAAGCGAACAAGAACAAAATCTTGTTGAAACTGCTATTGATGGATATGGATTAAAGAAAGTTAATGATGCTTATAAAAAAGGAGCAAGTACAGCAAAAAATGTTGAGAATTTAGTTAATAATAAACTAAAAGCAAATCCAGTTCCACAAGCAGAAGCATCTTCCGCAGGTGAGCTTGATGCTGATGTTAATGCTGTTTTAGATAATGAAAAATCTATGACTGCTCTTCAATCAGGAGTTAAAGCTGAATCAGCAGGTTCAGAGGCAGTCCAAGTTGTTTCCGGTGTTGAAAAATTAGAAGCACCATTATCAAAAGGAATTGGTATGGGAGCAAAAGCATTTGGAGGTGCTGGGGCATTATTAAGTGGAGGCATGGCGATTGAAGATTTAGAATCATCATCAAAGAAAAACACAGCAGAAAAGATTGGTGATTATTTAACAATAGGAGGTTCAACATCTGAATTGGTTGGATTGGGTTTATCAGCAACACCACTTGGAATTGCATTAGATATTGTTGGAGGAGCAACATCTTTGATTGGTTCAGCATTTTCTGAATTTGGTAAAGAAGAAGCATCAAAAACCGCAAAGAAAAATGTTGCTAAAACAACACAAGCAAAAGCAGATAATCTTGCTTCACAAAAACAAGCTGACACACCAGCATCAGCAACCGCAGGAGGATTTGGTTCAACAGCTCAATATGGAGGTTCATCAGAACAAACAATTCAAGCAAGCGGAAGTTTTTAAGATAATATATTTTTTTATTTATTTTTATTTTTTATTCTTTTAAAATTATTATATTTATTTAAATTATAAATATGAGTGGTTTTTGGGGAGCATCTAACAAAATTCCAGTTAAACAAACTTCAACAGCAATCAGTTCAACTAATGGACTATCTTATTCCGCAGGTCAGGTGATTCATCTAGATATTCCTCCAAGTATTAAATTTATTCAACCGAAAGAATCATGGCTTCAATTCGATTTTAAGATATCAAATCCTGTGAACGCTTCTGATGGTGTTTCTCGCCTTCAATTAGACGGACAGATTGGAGGTCAGAGTTTAATTCGTGATATTCGCATATATTCGAGCACCGAAAATGGCGGTGTTTTATTAGAAGAAATTCAGAATTATAATTCTATGGTTTCCGTCAAATATGATTATAATACAGATGATAATTTAAAGAATAAACGAGCAATCGGTGGTGAGGGTTGTACTATTCACAATCCTAAAACGAGAGGCAGTTTAGGAACTCCGAAATCTATGGTTGCTGATATATTTAACAATCCTTATTTTGAAGCACCTCCAACTGGTAATCAGACATCTGCTTTCACCAACGCTTCTTTCACTACTGCGAAATTAATGCTTCCATTACATACAGGCATTTGGAGTTCTGAAAAAGTATTCCCAAATCTTCTGACCGGTTGCCGTATCGAAATAACGCTTGAAAGTGCCGATAGATGCCTCCGATTACTGGAATCTGCTATTCCAACCAATAGAGCATTTTTAAATCCTCGATTTGATTCTGCTAATGGTTCAGGAAGTTCTAGTGGTAATACTAAATCTTCATTAGCACAAAACGATAAAATCACGGAATTTTATATAACAAAAGAAAATAATCAAACTCTTCCAGAAGCGTGTCCTTTTGTAGTTGGTGAATGTGTTTCCTTTGTTCCTGCTAATGGTTCATTAACACAAGGAGCAATATTTCAAGCAACGAGTGGGAATGGTGTTCCAGCACCAAGAATTGCATCCATTAATGCTTCCGGTAATGCTTCCGGTGGTGAAGGTTTAATTCAGATTGTATTAGACCAAGAATATGAAATGACGACAGCCACAGCTGTGACGGCAGGCTCAAGTTTTGTTTATTCAGCTTCTATTGATGATGCTGTTGTAGTTCAAAATCCAAGTTATGAAGTTTCTAATGTTGAGATGATAGTTCAAGAATTAGACATGGGACAAAGTTATGAAAATTCTATGAGGAAAGCGATGAGTGAAGGAGGAATGATTGGTTATGATATATTAACAGCAACCAATTATAAATTTTCTCAATTATCAAGTGATATAGTTGCTAATATCCGCCTCCCTCTAAATGAATCAAGAGCAAGGTCAATTGTGTGTGTTCCAACCGACGCAACCTCGTACACAACCAAGCAAAGATTAGTTTGTGCTACAACTTATGATATTCAGGGAGCAAATGATGGTTATATTACATCTCATTCAACAAGAAGTGGTCTTGTAGGCTGTAGCGATTTCTTAACTGATTACAGATTCTTTTATGATGGAAAATTACAGCCTTCAAGAAAAGTATCAACTGCTAAAATATCCGCCAAGAATTCCATAGACGCTCAACCTCTTATTGAAACCGAGAAAGCATTAGTCCAAGCAGGTGTTCCATGCCGTTCTTTTGAAAATTTTAATGCTAATTTTGTCATATGCCGTGCTTTGGGTTTAAATCAATCTGTATATGATACACGAAACAAAGATTTCAATCTTCAATTAAATTATCAAGGCACAGCACCAACTAAAAATAAATTATGGAATAATTTCGTATTTGCTTTAAGAAGAATTAATATCAGAGGAGATTCTATTTCTGTGATAGCTTAAATAAAAAAAAAAATAAAAAAATGTTTTTTTAAATTATTATTTAATAATATTTTTATATTATATATAATTATAAAAATATGCCTCGCCGATTTCTTGATATTAGACCAACCAATCTTCCGCCATCCGGTGTTGTTTCTTATAAAGCTGGTTATCCAATAATAACTTTTGATATTGCCGAACAAGATGCTTTTCTTATGGGAAATTCAGTAAGAGTTTGCGGAAACTTACAGATTCTTAAAGATGGAAACGCAGCTCCAACCGCAGGGGATACTCTTGCTATGGATTCTCGTCTTGGAATATTCAGTATCGTGGATACTATCACTCTATCTAGCACTAAAACCAAACAAACCATCGAATCTGTCAGGAATTACAACAGGTTCATGTCAACCATGCTTCCTTTAACCGCGTCAAATCAGGACTTGATTGGCCACTTGGGTGAAGTTGCTTTAACCCTTCCATCTGATGACGCTCAAAGAGTTAGTGTTGTTAACGCAACTCAAAATAATGAAAATGATTTCTGTGTATATTTCCCAACAGGACTTCTCCAAAATGGGCGTCCTATCCCATTAAGTGGAGACACAATTGGAGGAATAACTTTGGAGCTAACCTTGGCTCCGGATTCGGCAGTCCTTTTTGATACAGCAGGAACGGCAACAGCATCCGGATATGCTGATGCTGAATATAGATTAAGAAATTTAAAATTAGTTTGCGAAGTTGAAGATATGGATGCTGATAATAAATCGTTAGCAAAAGCAAATGGATTTGAATATAGTTCAATTTCTAGTTATTTCAGCACAATCAACAGCACCAACGCCATCCTCAATTATTCTCTTGGGATGAGCCGTGTCCGTTCTGTATTTGTTAATTTTATTAAATCTAGTTATCTTAACAATTTAGACC